CCTTCTTACCATTCTGGTTGCCTGTAGGTGCGCCACCTTTATTAGTTGGCTCAACTTGTAGATTATTGTTTTCTGTAGAGTTTTCCATTCCATTCCCTATGGGTTGATGGTTTATGATGTTGCTATTCTACAACAGATTTTATAAACAAATGTAGTAAAATGTAGAAGTAAAGGAGGTGTTATGAAATTATCGCCAATCGTAAATGTAGAAGTTCCAATGTCAGCAGAGATGCTTCATGCTCTTAATCGTCAAGAAGCTATCTGTACTTGCAAAGGAATTGATACTGTTACTGTAGATTCTACAATTGCATTTTTGACAGAAAAATATAACTCTACATTTGCTGCACAATTTAAACCAGAATACTTAATATCCAAGAGCCTTTAATAGTTCTTCGTTAATTATTCCACCATAAGGCTTCATTTCCATTGCCCTTCTATCGGCTTGCGAGAAATTTTTAGGATCTGCAATTCCTCTTTCTTTTACGACTTGAGGAAGTAGTTCAAATACAGTTCTTGGTTGATCTATTATTCCTAAACCTTGTCCTGGCACACCTCTTGGATATGCTGGATGTCCTGATTGCATAATCATTGGAGCATCTGCAAAGATTTCTCCAATATTCATAACATCAAGAGTTGGTGCGTTTAATTGTTTTGGGTCTGCTACAGCTAATCTAGCCTCGCCAATGTTTAAACCGCCAACATCTCTAAACTTTACATCCATCTCATTCATAACTGCTTTTCTGACTGTGTCAGGAGCTTCTCTAAATTGTTGAATGCTTTCTCTAGAATCTATACCTTTCCAATCTGGAATAAATCCTTTAATTGTTTTATTTAATGCTTTTTTATCTGTTTTGCTCAATGCACTTTCTGCATAATTAAGCATAGTTTCATAAGTCATATTGGCAAAATCACCGCCAGATGGTGTCATTCTCCAAGGCAAATACAATGGATTTTGTCCTGTTGTATCTTTTAAATCTTTAGCCAACTCTAATATTGATTTTGTTGGTGCTTGAGCAGATGCCCATACTTGACCAGGATTATTAAACATATAGTCTTGACCACCAAGCAATCCAACTGGTCTATTTAAAACTACATCATTAATTTTTACCAACTCACCGCCTGCTGCAGTTCTATCAGACATACTTGTAATAAATGGTCTACCCTCAAAATCTACAAGAGACAGTTTTTGCTGTGCTGGTGTTCTTTGTCCTTCAATAACTGTGGTTAGATTTTTTAATCTTTCTTGCTCTCCAACTCTTGGATCAAATTTTGGATCAAAATCTTTTACTTTTGATACAACTGTTGGAACTTTACTAGCAACAGAACCCATAAGTCCTGGCACTTGTTCCATTAGCCTTGCAAGAGCTTGCCGGTCTCCTACATTGATACCGCCTTGATCCATTACTAGAGCTTTGTCTAGATCGGACATTTGCGTTTGTAGATTCTGTTGCGCTGACTGTGCCACATTTCTTGCATAGTCCATCACTTGTGGATTTGTCATTGCTGTCATCTGTGGTGGTGTGTAACCTTGTAATGCGCCTGCTAGTGTGCCTGTTGGCTGTCTGCCACCAAGAAGTCCTGCCATTGATGGTCTTTGCGGAGCTAACAAGCCACCTAATCGGGCTTGTGCCAGATCTAATAGGCTTGCCATATTTATCCTTTATTTGTTACCACTTAACTTTGTCTGCCCAATATGCCGCACTCATCTTGCCTTTAGCAATGTTGCTTGCATGACGAGCCTTAAATGATTTCTGTCTTGCTTTGCCTGCCTCGGTCTTGGGATTAGCACCTGCACCGCTTACACCTTGCTGACCAAATCGTATTGTCTTTACCTTATCGCCTTCTTTTGCTACGACTACATGGCTTTTAGTAGGGTGGCTAGGTGTCTTTTTAGGCGAATTAAATCCGCTAACACCTATTCTTTCAAAGAGTTTCGCAGCTTCTCTTATCTTCACTTTTTGTATCGAGCAGACTTACCAGCTTCTGACATAGCAATTGCAATCGCCTGGCGAGGGTTCTTAACGACCTTACCGCCCTTGCCAGAATGTAGCTTGCCCTCTTTGTACTCGCCCATGACCTTACCGATCTTCTTTTGGGATTTGGTCATCTTCATTTTTTAGCCTTTACTGGTTTAGCTGTCTTAGCTGCTTGTTTGAAAGCCTTGGCTGTTGGCGCACCGGCTGTGCCTGGCTTACGCATCTTCTCGCCTGATCCTTCGGCTATTCTTTTACGCTTTGCTGCGATATTGCTGTAGAGACCCTGTTTCATTCTTCTTCCCCTTCTTCTTCCATTTCTTCTTCGCCTACAGCTTCCCAAGCCATGCAACCTCGTTCACCCTTGCAGACAAAATCGAATATCTCACAATGCCCCATGCCTTTAGGCACTCCGCACTTGCTCATTTCTTCGCCTGTTTCGTAGTATTCACAGGCTTTGCACTTGCCTTCACCATCTTTACGATCACCATAATCGGCTGTAATAACGGCTTTTTTCATGTTGCCTTTGTTAATATCGGCATCCACTGTAGAGAGTGGGCAAGACTCGGTATCCGACTCTAGTAGACCACCCTCGGACTTCTCAGCCATCTTAGGCTCTTTGCCAAGGAGTCCAATCATTATCGACATACCTTTTTCTTTCATATTTCACCCGAAAAAAAGCCCTATTGCTAGGGCTATAAAGAAGAATCACTAAATTCTGGGTGCAATTACCCAAGAAAATTATACAACATTTTCAAGCATTAAACCATCTTTTATACAAATCTGGTCTATTTTCTTTTAACCAATCTTTTGACTCATCGCTACATTGTTTGTAGTTTGTTCCGTAAGTTTGGCTTCCAACATGGTGAATGTATGCTCTAGCAATGTAAAGATTGTGTCCTTTAGCAATTTGGTTCATGCACCAAATGTCATCGGAGTACCAATCAATTGGCGCACAGTCCTCCCAAGTATGTTTAGAGACCCAGTTGAATATTCCTGCAATATAGTCCGTTTGGATAATTTGATTCTCGCCTTCGTAATTCAGCCCTACTAGGTTTCCTTGCCCATAACGAATGTTTTGTAGACCCTTGGCATAATTTGTTCTTGCTGCGACAGAGCCAATCTTGTCATCAACCTGTTTTATAAGCTCTACATCAGCGATTAGGTCTTGGTAGGATGATGGGTTCAAGACTACATCATCGGCACACGCTACAGCCTCTGGATAGTCCTCAAAAGCCTTATTAGTAATAAAGTTCCATGCCTTGCCACCTTTATCGTAAGTATGCTCAAAATTCCTAGTTTTATGCTTTGGTAATTTGTAATCTGATCCGCAAATGTAGATTTCCACATCTTCTGGCACATAGAGTTCTACAGATTTAAGTAGAACTGGTAAACACTTTTGGTTTTTAGAGCAAATTACGATTGGCGGTTTTTGCATTGTAGACAGACAAACCTTTCGTTAATTCCATGATTGTATATCTCGAAAATCCCATTCTCGGTTGTCTTTTTCTCCTGACACCTTGAGCATATCCGCATAGTCTTTAGATTTGGCTTTCTTGTCGAGTTGGTCTTGGAGTCGCTTTTTAGCATTGTGTAGGTCTGTCTCGAATCGTTTTGTAGATATTCTTAGATGATGGGCTAGTTGATTCTGACTAGCATAGGGATGGCTCACATATCGAGCTTTTAGTATCTTTCTTAGTTCTAAGGGTAAACCCTTAATTGCTTCTTCTATTATTTCACCATCTCGATTGTCAGGTTCGTAGTGCGGTTCTTCTGGTGCGTATAGGTTGCCTAATTCGGGAATATAGTTCTTTTCAAATGATCGACAAGTAGAGTCTGGCTGTGGAATAACTGATCCAGAAACATACCAAGCCCAGTTTCGTAAGCGGTCATCTAGTGTCATTCACATTCCTGTATTTAAATAACTATATAATTGTAATCAAAATTTCTGTATTATTTCAATATCTTAAAGAGAATATATGAAAAATCAGTTCGGGTTTTATTTAACAGACCAACAGTTTGCAGATAAATGGAAAGAGTTTCCTAGTCCGATGTTAATGGCTAAAGAAATTAAAATGACCCCTAGAGCCGTACAGAATAGAAGAAGATCTGTAGAAATAAGACTAGGGATTAAATTAGAAACAGAAATCAATCTTAGAGACGAACACAATAAAAAACAAAAAGAAGAACGATTAGCCAGGTTAAAAGAAGAAAGCGAAAACCGAATAGAGCAAGCACCAATCTCAGTTAGAAGGGGGACAGCACTTGATAAAGGTCGTATTATTGTTTTTAGCGATGCCCATTTTTATCCTGATGACACTACTACAGCTTATAAGGCTTTGCTTAAATTTATTGAATACTTTAAGCCGAACATTATTGTTAATAATGGGGATTCCTTTGATGGTGGTTCTATTAGTCGTTTTCCTCGTATTGGTTGGGATAAGAAACCTACTGTTCAAGAAGAACTGGAAGCAAACAAGTTCTACTTAGGAGAGATAGAAAAGATAAGACCAGCAGGATGTAGACTTATTTGGTGTCTTGGTAATCACGATGCCCGATTTGAGACTATGCTTGCTGCACAAGCCTCTGCTTACGAGGGTGTACAAGGGTTCTCGCTAAAAGACCACTTTCCTTTATGGGAAAATTGTTGGAGTTTCTGGGTAAACGATGACACAGTTATTAAGCATCGGTTTAAAGGTGGGCGATACGCAGGTTATAACAACGCTGTAGCAGCCCAAACAAACATCATTACAGGTCATACCCATGTTTTAGCTTGTCAGCCCATTACAGGCTATGCAAAGACGATTTGGGGTGTACAGACAGGCACACTAGCCGAACCAAATAATATGCAATTTGCAGACTACACAGAGGATTCTCCGAAAGATTGGAGATCTGGTTTTGTTATGTTGTCTTGGGATCGAGGCAAGATGCTTATGCCAGAGATGATCCAGGTTTGCGGAGAGGATGAAGTAGAGTTTAGAGGTGAGATTCTAAAGGTATGAAACTAACCTCCACCATCTTAAAGAATATCTACAATATGCTTGTGGTGTGTGAGCCTTTTGATAAGTGGAATATGCCACTAGCAGAACAGATTAAGTTTGTCGTTGACTATGATCCAGACACAATGGCTACCTACCTGTACGATGATGGCGCGGACAAATATGAACACATCATCACAATATCAGCAGCTAGAAATGGCTGGCTTGAAACAGCGACCAGAAGTATGGCACATGAAATGATCCACGCTAGTAGGTGGAACACTTCTACTTGTGCCTGGACTAAGCACGATAAGACTTTTAGATACAGAGCTAAGTTAGTATCAGAATCTCTAGGGTTTGATCCACTAGAGCTTTAAATTTTAATTAACCACCTATCTTTAGGTTTAGTAACATTGGCTGTCAGACCTAAAGTTTTAACAGATTCTTTAAAAGATAAACCTGTTTTAAGTTGATGATGTCTTGGTATTCTGCGATGAATAAAACCACCATTTTTGTCAATAAAATGAACTTCTGGTCTTGTAACTCCTAAGTGCATGAAGTTTGATGCTTTATAAATTCCACCATTATGTTTATGTTCAGGATCACTAAAAGAAACAACAAATTTATATTGCATCTTTTTAAGTTTTTTATGGCAAATACTTAAAAATTTAGTTAGTGGAAAATTATCATTTCTTGGTTCTTTTCTACATAATCTTTTAAGTTCAACTAAATTATCATCAGTAATTTCAAAATTAGTAATTTTTGATAAAAATTTAGATTGATAAGTATTAACACCAATGCCATAGTTGGCAACTGCATACAAATCGTTTTCTAAAAACCATCCAAAAAATATATTTTGACCAGCAGGAACAATTTTGCTGTAGTGCCATGTTTCAATAAATGCTTTTGCATCATGTAAAGATATTTCTAATACTTTTGGTGGTTCATCTACAAAATACCCAAAATCAAAAGCATTTTGTTTGCTTTTCATTTAATCACCCCAATATATCCCCGTTCAAAAAGTTCACCAATGGTTGCGCGGTGCGCACTCTCCCACATCTCAATCCTTGCGACTTTCGTAAGTGTGCATGACTGATCGACCTCCGCATGGCAGCGATAACACAGGGTCGCAATACGATAATCATGCGATTTAAGTCCTCTACCTTTACCATCGAGAAGCTGATTGCTATGGGCTGCAACACAAGTTCCATCTTCTATCCCACAATGTTGACATGGTAATAGTCTAGCAACTTCTAGCAGTTTTTTGTTTCTATACATTTACCGCTTTGGTATAGGCTTGGATGCGTTTAGCTACAACGACCAGTTCCTCTGATGCCAATAGTGCTTGTTTGTATTGGTTCTTCAACATACTGTCGTGATACTCTCGTTCTAGTTTTTTTAGTCTTAGCACTAATTCTGCATAATCAATCATTAATGGTTTCCTTCTAGTCCTGTTTTTTTATTTAATTCTGCTCTGAGCATAGCATTTTCTTCTCTTGTTTTCTTTAGCAACTGAGATAAATGGTGTGCTGTCTTTAGCATCTCTTTATACCTATTTAGGTATAAATTGTAGTTTGTAGAGTCCA